GCCACTCCGTCTCTGCTGGTGGGAAGTCGAAGAGCTTCTCGAACATCTTCGTAGTCGTCCCGACCTCTGGACACGGAGTGAAGAGAGCAACGCGCTCTGGCTTCGGACAGAGCCCCGACTCGACGACGTCGACGCCCAAGCCTTCGGCCTGCTCATTGTCGAGCCGTCAGACAAGACGAGTCCGTATCGACAGTACGTGCTCCAGACGATTCCGATCCTCTGGGATGCGGAGCACACCTCCTCCTACCTCGCATGGCTTGTCTCCGGCTGGACCTCGCATCAGCGTCGTGCGACACTGACAAAGCTCCTCCGCGAAGCGTTAGACACACCTCCGGAAACCGCTCCGCTCGCGGCAATCGCGATCGAGGCCCTTGACTGGTCGGAAGACGGGCCCGAGCCTGAACCGGGTCTCCCACCGCTCCAAGAAGAGCTCTGGCCGCGCGACCCTCTCCCTCCACTCGTCTTTGAGAAAGACCCGACGCTTGTCGGAACGTTCCTTCTCACACAAGGAGCCGGTTGGCTCCAGCTTCGTCTGAACGGAGGAATGCTTCGCGTTATCGCCGCTCTACGCACGAAGACCGGTGAAACCCTCTCTCTGCAAGGACTTCTTCGTCCGACACGGGGACGGGCACGGGACGCCGCTGCGAAGCTAGCCGGCTGGCCCGAAGACGAAGTCCCGCAGGGGCCCGAACTCCAAGAGCTTCTAAAGGAGGAGAAGTGACTATCGCTCGACTCCCGCTTGTCCTAAACCAGTCTCGTCTGAAAGACTTCCAGAACTGTCAGCGCCTCTACGCCTGGCGCTATATCGAGAACCTCGTCCCGCCGTCGCGTCGCTCGGCGCTTGAAATCGGAACTGCCGTTCATACAGGCCTCGCCGTGTTTCATGGCGGAGGAATTCCACCGTCGATGATCCCGCCGGTCGACCCGAACGACGACGACTCGATCGCCGAGCACGAAGAATGGACTGCCGCGTCGCAGCGTCCGCTCAAAGACCAAGCCGTTTTCGTTGCCCTGCAGAAGCTACGGAGCACCGCCGGACCGACGCAGATGTTCGAGGATAAGTCTCTTGAAGAGGCTGTCACAATCGCCGGTCGTGTTCTCGACGGTTACGTCTCCCACTGGTCAGACACTGGTGAAGTCTGGAAACCATTGAACCAGGAAGTCGAGTGTCTCGTAGAAGTCGGTCACGGTACGCAGAACTTTCTTCGCATGCGGGCGGACAACCTATCCATCTGGAAAGGAGGTCTATACCTCGTCGACTATAAGACGGCGGGGCGCATGGACCCCCGCGACCTCCTGAAGTATGAGATGGATGTTCAGCTGTCCGCCTACATCTACGGCCTGTCCAAGTTCCTCACGGAACAGGCACGTGTCGAAGACCCGAATGCGGATCCGATCTTCATCCGTGGCGCTATCATAGACGTCCTCGTCAAGACGATCGTTCCGCAGTATGCTCGCGAATTCTACACACGCAGCGAAGAGGAACTCGTCGAGTTCGAGGCAGAGTTCAACGAGCTCGCGAACAGGCTTCGCCTGCAACTTCACCGCGTCGCCGAAGGCGAACCCTGGAAGACCGTCTTCCCGAAGAACACCGACAACTGCTTTCGATACGGAACCTGCCCGTATCGCGATGTATGTCTAAAAGACACGCCGGTCCGCCGTGCGCTCTACGACCATCGTGAACCAGACTACGTCGACGCCTCTCAGCAGGAGATGTCCGCATACAAGGAGAAGAGCGAATGAACCGTTCCGAACTGATCGATGAGGTCTCCGCGTTCATGAAGTCGGAGCTTCCGGATGACGATCCGATCGATCTCGAGCAGGCAGCGTTGGCCGTTCAGGAATTCATCGAGGAACTCGACGATCACGACGAAGACGACGAAGACGAAGATGAAGTCGAACCCGAAAAGGAGTAGTGCGTGCCGACACCGACGAAGTCTCTCCCGAAGCTCAGCCGCACCTCCGAGCTGAAAGCGTCCTTCGGAACGTTGCTCGGCTACGGGCCGGCCGGCGCCGGGAAGACCCACAGCATCCTGTCCTTGCAGAAGGCGGGACTCTCACCACTCGTTCTCGCCTGCGAACTCGGGGAAACCCACGGGCTCCTCAGCCTCGCAAGCTCGGACGTACCATACCTCGTCGTGACATCGCACAGCGAGCTGATCGAGGTCATCCGTGAGCTCAAGCGTAAGCCGGACAAAGTCGAATACGAGCAGACTGAATTCGGCGCTGTTGTTCTCGACAGCATCACGCAGTGGGGTGAGTTCCCGCTCGAACGCTTCATGGAGCTGAAAGGTTGGTCCGATCTCCACGGCGTCTCGGGGAAGGGCGATGGAAAAGACCCTCGCGGCGCCTACGGCTATCTCGCCGAGAAAGGAAGGCAACTCTACAAGGAGCTCTTCGCACTCCACGCGCACCTCTACATCATCGCCCGTGAAGGCATGTACGGAGGTGGTGACATCGCACTCTTCGCGGCGCCGGAACTTCCCGGTCAGAAGCTCCCTCGTGAGCTTCCGGGATGGCCCGACGCGACATTCCGACTCCGTGTCATCGCAGGCAAGCATCGAATGATCACGAAAGGGGAAGGGGGATCTCCCGCTCGTGTTCGCAAGCCGGAAGGCTTTCCGGATCTGCCCGGCCGCTGCCTTCCGGACATCGCCGCGCTCATCGCGTATATGACCGGCGATCGCACGGCAATCACAAAGCTCGATCCGAAGGAGCCGTCGTCGACGGATCCGACACTGACAACGTAACACGTATCCGAAGGAGAAGGCACGCTATGGTTATGATTCCGAATCCCGAACGCATGGGGGATATGCCGCAAGGCGGGACGCCGGTACCCGAGGGCGTCTATCACATCCGCTGTGATAAGGCGACGTTCAAGACGACGAAGAAGGGCGAGCCGATGGCAGAGGTCCAGTGGACGATCTTCGGACCGGACGACGCCGAGGAGTTCCATGGTCGCAAGCTCTTCGACAACCTCATGCTCGCGGGAGAGGGTCGATTCCGGACCCGACAGGTTCTCGAGGCGAGCGGTGAAGACGAGGACTTCATCCTCGAAGACACCGATCAGCTTCTGCAACGGGAGTGCGCGGCGATCGTCGTCGTTCAGTCGGCGCGTGACGAAGTCGTCGACAACGTGAAGAAGCACTACGACGAGCGTAACAACATCAAGAGGTATCAGTCGATCGAATAGGCGTCGAGCACGGGCTTCGCCGATAAATGAGGCAGCACGGAGAGGCTGATCCTGCCTAGTTGGTATGACGATGCCCAGCACGGCACCGTCCACTCCAACCTGCCCGGCTGAGAGGTCGGGCACGTTTCCGTTTCGAAAGGAGAAGGCATGACCCCGGAACAAGAAGCACATCTCGGGCGGGTGAAGGCTGCGTTCGCCGCGAAGGTCGACCCGAAGTACCGCCTCGGACAAGCTGAGCACGGTGGCGACCTCTTTCGCGTTGCTCCCCTGAAGCTTCTCGATATGGCGATCGACGAAGCAATCGACAACGTCGTCTACCTCGAAACGCTTCGCGAACGTCTCCTCGAGGAGATTGACAAATGACCATCGAGCTCCGTATGTACGAGCGACGCGGCTCGAACTTCCGCCTGACGCTACAGACACTCGACGTTGCGACGCACAGTCGCTGCAGTGATATCGGCGAAGCTCGGATCCGACAGATTCTATCAGAAGCTCTTGTCAAGCTCCAGGAGCAAGCCGCTCCGGAGAAAGGCGCGTCGGCATGATCGTTTCCTACACCCACGAACTGCCCATGGGCCATCGCCTCCAGCGACACGAGGGCAAGTGTCGGACGATCCACGGGCACAACTACGTTGTCACGGTGACCGTCGCCGGCCCTATCAACGTCCACACGGGCATGGTCGTCGACTTCCACGATCTGAAGGTCGCAGTCCGTGCCGTTCTCGAACGCTACGACCATGCCCTCGTTCTCGAGGACAACGACCCGGTCGTCCACTGGCTCAGTGACCTTCGCGATCCCTCCGGACGTGCCGTCGCGAACGTCATCACCCTTCCGTTCCCCCCAACCGCCGAGAACCTCGCGCTCCACTGGCTCGGAGAGTTCCAGGATCGAATCGGCGGGACGCTCGCAGCTACGATCAACGTCTCAGAGACGAGAGACTGCGAGGTGAGCGCATGACGGAGAAGAGACATGCCTGAAGTCATGAAGACGGAACGTACCGAGACCGGGCGATATCAGGCGACTCTATCCTGTGGTCATCGTCAGAACTACCTCACGAAGGCGCCGCAGAAGATCGGGAAGTCTCTCTACTGCCGCGTCTGCGCGACAGCTGCTCTGACGCCAAACATTCACCGGGCGCGTACTGAGAAGGAGCCGGCATGACCTACACCATCGCAGAACGATTCAAGAGCATTCAGGGCGAGGGCGTCTACGCCGGCACGCCCATGGCGTTTATCCGGTTTACCGGATGCTCCGTCGGCAAAACCATCTGTCAGCACTGTGACACGGACTTCGACAAGCCGCTACCGTGGCGTGGAGGTGGAACGTTCTCTGTCGACGACCTCATGCGGTGGGCGCATCCGTATCAGCACGTCTGCCTGACTGGTGGAGAACCTCTTGACCAAGACCTCGAGCCACTCTGCGACTTCCGTCGAGCATATCCGATGCTTAGCCCGGAGATGTTCCACATCGAGACCTCCGGGACGAAGCCCTTCGACTTTCCTCATGACACCTTCTGGGTCTGCGTCTCTCCGAAGCCAGGCTTCCACGAGTCGATCGTTCTCGAGGCAGACGAGATCAAGGTCATCGTGCCAGGACTCGGAGAAATCAATCCAACCGTCCCAGCACACTGGACAGAGCTCCAAGACGCTGTCCACACGCTGGGGCAGAAGGCGCTCAAGCGATGGCCGGATCTCACCGACGCTCTTCGATGGGCGCAGCTCGGGAAGCCGGTCTTCCTCCAACCACGGAACGCGAAGTTCGACGTCGATCGGCAAAACCTCCTCTATGTCCAGGACGTGCTCCGTGAGCATCCTGAACTCCGACTCTCCGTACAGCTGCACAAGCTGCTGAAGGTGCAGTGATGTTTCGATCACCTGACTTCAGCTTCTTCGTGCCGAAGGAGGAGACGGAGG